CTCATCGGTGTCTTTTTATTTTCAAAAATTCCGGACCTAATTTAAGTTTTGTCTAGCATGGCTAGATGAGAAAAAACAAACCCTTAAGGCGAGCAAGCTAGACATGGCGCAGGAACCTCACAAACCGACTGGCCGATTGCGGAAGAAGGTTTGCTTGCTTGTGGCCGCAGGAATGAGCGAGCCCGAAGTCGCGACCGCGCTGAAGATGGCTCGCGAGACGTTGCGCAAGTACTACGCGGATGAACTGTTGAACGGGCGCGCGTCGTTTCGGCGTGAGTTATTGGAAATGTTAGAGACAGCGGCACGTAAGGGCAGCGTTGCGGCGATGAAGCATCTTGATCTACGAACCTCGGGCGAAGCTGTTTCACAGCCGCCGCTAGTCGGCAAAAAGATCGAACAGGCCAAAGCGGCCGCGACTGCCGGAGCTGGAACGGTGTGGGCTGAGATTATTCAAATGCCCAACGGACAGGCAAATTGACTTGGGACACTTCTTGCCCGGACTGGGAGGAACTTCTTTTAGCCGGCAAAGTCCCGATTGCGGATTTGCCACTGTTTGCTGACGAGGCCGAAGACGGATTAACAGCCTATCGGGAGCTTAGATTACCCGACGTGCAAGGAACGCCAAAGCTCGGCGATGTTGGCGGCCCCTGGTTTGAACGCATCGCAGCAGCGGTTTTTGGTAGCTATGACGTGGCGACGGATAGGCGCCTAATCCAAGAATTTTTCATTTTAGTTCCCAAGAAAAACGGCAAATCGACTTGCGCCGCCGGCATTATGGTCGCGGCGATCGTTCGTAATCGAAGACCCGACGCCGAATTTACTTTTCTTGCGCCGACCATAGAGGTCGCGGGCATTTCGTTTCGCCAGGCGCGAGGTATTATTAAACTTGATCGGACTCTGACCAAGCTTTTCCATATCCAGGACAATATTCGCCGCATTACGCGGCGCGATACCGGCGCTTATCTGCAGATCAAGGCGGCTGACGTTGACGTGGTGACCGGTGCCAAGGCACTCGGCACGCTGGTAGATGAGACGCACGTGTTTGCGCAGAAATCGCATGCGTCGGACATTTTCATCGAGATGCGCGGCGCGCTGGCGGCGCGGCCGGACGGTTTTCTGATCCAGATCACCACGCAATCGAAAGCACCGCCGGCCGGCATCTTCAAATCCGAACTGCAGCGCGCGCGCGACGTTCGCGACGGTAAGCTGAAATTGCCCAAGCCGTTGTTGCCGGTGCTTTATGAATTGCCGCTGAAATGCGACTGGCGCGACGAGAAAAATTGGCCGCTGGTCAATCCGAACCTGGGCCGATCGGTCGATGCCGAGTTCTTACGCAGCTCGCTGATCGATGCCGACCGCAAGGGTCGCGGCGATCTCGCGTTGTTCGCCTCGCAGCATTTCAATGTCGAGATCGGGTTGTCGCTGCGCTCCGATCATTGGGCCGGCGCCGAGTTCTGGGAGAAGGCGACCGATCCGGAGCTCGACCTCGAGCGGTTGCTCGATCAGTCCGAAATTGTGGTGGTGGGGATAGACGGCGGCGGCTTGGACGATCTGTTCGGTCTAGCCGTTCTAGGCCGTGCCAAGGAAACAAAAGACTGGTTGTGCTGGTCGCATGCCTGGTGCCATCGCGGCGTGCTGCAACGGCGGCAGACAATTGCATCGGCGCTTGAGGATTTTGCGGCGCGCGGGGAGTTGACCATTGTCGACGATGAGCTGGCCGACATTTCGGAGATCGTCGCCATTATTGCGGATATTAAGGACCGTACCCTATTGGCGAGCGTCGCAGTCGATCCGGCTGGCATCGGTGAATTCGTTGATGCGCTGGCTGAAATCCGCGTCACGCCGGAAGCCAAGAACATTGTCGGCGCGCCGCAGGGTTATCAGCTGATGAATGCGATAAAGACCTGCGAACGCAAGCTGCTCAATGGCACGTTGCGGCATAGTGGATCGGAGTTGATGGCGTGGTGTGTCGGTAATCTCAAGATCGAGCCGACGGCCACCGCGATACGAGCGACCAAACAAAACGCGGGTGACGCCAAGATCGATGCGGTGATGGCATTGTTCAACGCCGCTACCGTGATGTGGCAGGTCAAGCCGGCGCCCGAATATCAGATGATTTTCGCCTAGGGAGATCGCCAGATGACGCTCGGTCTATGTTTTTGGGTCATCATGCTCGTGTGGCTGGTGTTCGGGATATTGGCTTATGCGGGAATGGTCGGAACGTATGGCGTCGCTGGCAACACGATATTGCTATTCATTCTGTTCGGGCTGCTTGGATGGCAACTTTTTGGCCCGCCGTTGCACCGATGATGCCAACCATTGATGCATTGACTATCGCTGAGCGTGCTTGGCTGATTGGTGTCACGGTCATGGCCGTCAGCGTAGTGCATTCTATCTATCCGGGCGCAGATAATGACTAGATAAATAGCAAAGCTAACACAAACGCCTATTGCTGCCACACCAATAAAACAAATCATTTCCCCTCCTGCTATTTGGCGAGCGCAGCCGTGATCTTTTCAAGTGCAATCGCAAATCCAAGTTCTTTGCCGTGTACAGTCAGAGCTTTCTTTGCGTCCTCAAGCGCCGATTGCAGATTGGCAACCTCACTTTCCAAGTCCCGTACATAGCCGTTGCAGTCCTCATTCTCCGCGCGCAACTTGGCATTCTCGGCTCTAAGGCTCCTAATCTCATCGTCGGCATCGTCATCATATTCGCTCATTTCCCCTCCTGCTCGGCGTGTTTGTCGCGACGATGAGCCTAATACAACACTTGGGATAATTAACGATATTCGCATCTATCATCGGCTTGCCTGTTTTAACGCATCGTGCATTTCGGTTAGCGTCCTTGGTATATCATACGTCAAATCCCAATCAGGATAATGCGACTGAAACTTGCGAACGTCGCTTATGTACCAGATGTGGTCGGCAATACGCGGTGTATCGACATAAACCGTATTCATCTTGCGGCCGGTTAATGCCTCACACTGCTCGATAGCCTCCAAGATAGAGCACTGATGCTGGGACTCGTTCTGCTCAATGCTGTCATGGAAATAGATAAAGCGCAGCCGCGCGATAGGAGGCCGGATGCCCTTACCTGAAAAAGCCGGCCCGACCGCGGCCGACTGTCCGATGATGGGCGATTGCCCGATGCAGCAGAAGGCCGGCGCGATTGCCGATTGTCCGCGCGGCGATTGTCCTATGAAGCCGATGGCCGGTTATGCTTATGCGACCTTTGAAATCAAATCGCTCGATAACGATCAGCGGGTGATCGAAGGCATTGCATCTACGCCAACGCCGGACCGCATCGGCGATATCATAAATCCGCTCGGCGCTAAGTTTTCGTTGCCGATGCCGCTGTTGTGGCAGCACGACAGCACGTCGCCGATCGGCCAGGTGGTATGGGCCGAGGCGCGCGAAGCTGGCATTCCCTTCCGCGCCAAGATTGCCAACGTTGCCGAACCCGGCCGCTTGAAAGATCGGCTCGATGAGGCCTGGCAATCGCTCAAGGCCGGTCTCGTTCGTGCAGTATCGATCGGTTTTCGCGGTCTGGAAGTTGAACCGCTCAATCCCAAAGATCCTTGGGGCGCGCAGGAATTCAAGCAATGGGAATGGTTAGAACTATCCGCCGTGACCATTCCGGCTAACTCAGAAGCCACCATCACCAATATCCGTTCTATCGATCAGGTGCTGCGCGCCGCGTCCGGCCAAGGGGCAGCGCCGATCGAACTGCCGGCTCCGTCGAGCCAGAAAAAGGAAAAACCCGCCACCGTCGTGGCATCCCGATCAATCAAGCTTGAAAGGGCCACGACCATGGCCAAGACAAACAGCGAAAGAATTAAGGATCTCGAGGCAAAACGCGGGGCCGAGGCGGCCGCGCGGGATGCCATTCAAACCAGGGTTGCCGATGAGGATCGTACCAAGGACGAACCTGAGCAGAATGCATTCGACGAGCATTCGGCGACCATCAAGGCGATTGACCGCGAATTGGCCGATTGCCGAACGATCGAGAAAGAAATGATCATGCGGGCGCAGCCGGTCGTCGGCGACGGCAGCATGGAGATATCGAATCCGGGCAGCATCCAGGTTAGGGCGCCAGTGCTCGAGCCCGGCATTGCTTTGATCAAGGCGCTGGCCTGCGAAGCGCATGCGGTGAAATATCATCGCGACGTTTTCGCGGTGACGCGGCAGTTCTGCGGGCAATGGCCGCAAGTGGAAAACCATCTGCGGACCAAGGCTGCGGTGGCGACTGGCACGACGACGGGAACGACTTGGGCGTCTGCCTTGGTTTACCCCGCAAATTTAGTTGCTGATTTCTACGAGTTTTTGGTGCCGCAAACTTTCTTGGGCCGTATTCCAGGCCTGACGCGGGTGCCATTCAACTCAAGAGTGCCGCGCGAGAATTCGGTGATCACGGCGCAGTGGGTCGGGGAAGGCCGGTCTAAGCCGGTCGCCGCCGGCAGCTTCGACTTTGTGTCGCTGTCCTTCGCCAAGACCGCCTGTATCATGGGTGTCACCGACGAGTTGGTGAAGTTCTCGTCACCGTCGATCGAAACCCTGGTACGTAACAATCTGGCGAAAGGCATCGCCAAATTTACCGATGTGCAGTTTATCGATCCATCGGTGGCGGCGATTGTCGGCCAAAATCCCGCCTCGATAACGAATACTTGCGATCACGATGCGGCATCTGGAACGGACATCACGGCGGTCATCCACGACCTGCGCGAGATTCTGTTTCACTTTCAGGAGTACAATATTCCGACCGATGGTCTGGTGTTGATCATGCAGCCGGTTTTAGCGACATCAATCGGCACGATGATGACGACGCTCGGCGTTCGCCAATTCCCCGATATCAATGGCAACGGCGGCTCGGTTCTCGGTGTGCAGGTTATAACCTCGAACAACTCGCCGTCCGGTCAGATCACCGCGATTCATCCGCCGTCGGTTCTGCTTGCCGACGATGGCGGTATCCAGATCGATCTGTCGAATGAGGCCTCGGTCGAAATGCAAGACAATCCGACCTCGACCGATTGGCATCTCGTCTCCGCATTCCAGCAAAACTTGCTGTTCGTGCGGGCCGAGCAATACATCACTTGGGCGCGCGGCCGTGATAAGGGCGTTTATTATATCAACGCCGCGGCCTATGGCGGAGCGGTCACTGGATGATGATGCGAGCCTCGAAGGCGTTCCGCTACGCCAACCGCAATCTTAAAGCGGGCGACGTCTTCGAGCTCTTTAACGAGCATGGCGATGTTGATGTGCATCGCCATGTTTTAATCTCGGCGCAACTGGCCGAAGATTTAGACGACGAGCCGAAGAAGAAACGAGCCTATAAGCGTCGCGACATGGTGGCCGAAGAATGAAGCTATTCGGGTTCGAGGTCACGGTGCGCAAGCAGATGCCGGCGCTGCCGTCGAATTCGCTCTATGACCGCGGTTGGTTTCCTGTGGTTCGCGAGCCATTCGCCGGTGCCTGGCAGCAGAATCGGCCGCTGGTCATCGGCAATCCGCTGCAGAACGCCACGCTATATCGCTGTGTGACCATGCCAGCCGCCGATATTGCCAAGATGCGATTAAAGCTGATGACCGATATCGGCGAGGTCAGTGAGGAAACCACCGCAGCGGCATTCTCGCCGATCCTCAATAAGCCAAACCGCTATCAGACCCGCATCCAGTTTTATGAGAGCTGGATTATTTCCAAATTGCGCACCGGCAACACCTACATTCTCAAGGAGCGCGATGCGCGCAATGTCGTTTCGGCGATGTATGTGCTCGATCCGTATCGCGTGCGCGTTCTGGTCGCGCCGGATGGCTCGGTGTACTACGAATTGAATTCCGACACGCTGGCCGGAGTCCCGGCCGACAAGGTGATGGTCCCCGACAGTGAGGTTATGCACGACCGCATCAATTGTCTGTTTCATCCATTGTTCGGCATGTCGCCGCTTTACTCGACTTCGCAAGCCGCGTCGGCGGGATTGTCGATGCAGGAATTCTCGGCGCGGTTTTTCACCAATGCGGCGCGGCCGTCCGGCGTCTTGACGGCGCCAGGCGATATTCCGCAGGCGACGGCGGAGCGGCTGAAAAATCATTGGACCGAAGAATATTCGCAAGGCAATTCCGGCCGCGTCGCCGTGCTTGGATCGGGCCTCAAGTTCGAGGCGATGCAGCAGAACGCGGTCGATAGCCAGTTGATCGAGCAATTAAAGCATAGCGATGAAAGCATCTGCGCGGCATTCGGGATCCCCGCCTTTATGGTCGGCGTTAAGGATCCGCCGAACTACAACAACGCCGAGCTTCTGGATCTGCAATATTACAAGCAGTGTTTGCAGAGCCTGATCGAGCACATCGAATTGATCCTGACCGAAGGCCTTGCGCTCGATGGCGCCGGCTATCATGCCGAATTTGATCTGACCGGTCTGTTCCGCATGGACAGCCAGACCCAGATAACGACGTTATCGACCGCCGTTGACAAGGGCATCATGACCCATAACGAGGCGCGCGAGATTCTGGATCTGCCGCCGGAGCCCGGCGGCGACGTGCTGATGGCGCAACAGCAGATGTTCACGCTTGAGGCATTGGCGAGTCGCGGCACCGCGCCGGCCTTGCCTGCGGCGCCGGCGCCCGGTGGCCCTCCCGCCGCGGCGCCGAGCGAGCGGCCGTTCAATCCGCAGGCAATGCTCGAGGCTTTGCGCAAGGAGTTTGGCTGTGCAGCTTGAGGAAAGCATGGCGAAAGAACTCGCCAGCATTGTCAATGAACGATTGGCCAAATGCTTTGATGAAGTTGCGGGTCTCAAAAGCCGCATAGGCGTGTTGGAGCTGCGCCAGCCGGAGCGCGGCGAAAAAGGCGAGCGCGGTCTAAACGGCGAGAAAGGCGACAAGGGCGATCGCGGCGACAAGGGAGATCCAGGCATTATCGGCCGCGATGGCCTGTCCGGAGTGCCGGGCCGTGACGGCAAGGACGGCCGCGATGGCGTGGACGGCAAGGATGGCGCCTCCGGCAAGGATGGCGCCGATGGCCTCGGCTTTGACGATGTGACGTTTGAATTGGTCGATAATGGCACCAGCGTCATCGAGCGTTATGCCAAGGGCAACGTGGTCAAGACTTTGAAGCGGCGGATTCGCAGCCGCCATCACGGACCATGGAAACATGACGGCGAGTATTTCTTCGAGGACAGCGTGACCTCCGGCGGCTCCAGCTGGATGGCGATGGTCGATGCGCCGAAGTGCAAGCCCGGCGACGGCAAGGATTGGCAATTGTGGGTTCGCAAGGGCCGCGATGGTAGGGATGGCGAGCGCGGGCCACCTGGTCCGGTTGGTCCGCCCGGTAAAGACGCGAGTTACTGAAATGCATTCCATCGTTGTGGTGCAGCAAACCGCAAGCGTTTACGACTTGACCACGGTCGCTGCGGCCAATGCGTTTCTCGGATTGACTTCGTCCGTTGAGAATGATGCGAACATAGCGGCGCATATCACTTCGGCATCGCAGATTATCGCCAATCAATGCGACCGGGTATTCGCCATGCAGGACGTGGTCGAGACCTTCTTCATGCGGTCGGGCGAATACGGCGAGGTGCTCAATCTCGATCGCCCGCCAGTCATTGCGATTTCTTCGATCGTCCAGAATGGCCAGTCATTGACGCCGGATTTTTACGACGCCGATCTGGACAAGGGTTTCATTTGGCGGCGTTGCGACTTTCTGCCGTGGACGTCCGCGCCCTATCCTTACGGTTACGGCAACAATCTCATCGCCGTGACTTACACCGGCGGTTATGACCTGCCTACGGGCGCGCCGGCGGACTTGGCGCTTGCTTGCCTGCTGTTGATGAAAGAGCAGCGCTTCATGCAGGCGCGCGGCGATCCGAGTATCCGCAGCCTTTCGCATGGTGACGTGACGATCTTCTATCAACAAACCGCAGCCGGCATCGGCGCCGGCCAGGGCGCATTGCCGCCCGCGGTCGATCGTCTCCTGGCACCATACAAGTTCCCGGCCGCGGCGTGAGTGCGCAATATTGGGATATCCCGCCGGAATGGACCGGCGAAACGGCATTCATTGTTGCCGGCGGTCCTTCGGTTGGATTGATCGACTTGGAAGCGCTGCGTGGTCAGCGCATCATTGCGATCAATACATCCTATCAGGCGGTGCCGTTCGCCGATTTCATAATCTTTGCCGATGCGCGCTGGTATGAAAATTACCGCTCGCAATTGGTCGACTGGAAGGGGCGCATAATCTGCTGCTCGCAATCGTCGCGTTCGCCGCAGCTGTTGCGTGTGGCGCGGCGCAACCGTCCGACCGATGATGCGCGCGATACCTTGTTCGTCCAGTTCACCACCGCGACGGCGGCGATCGAATTGGCGGTCAAGCTCGGGGCCGTCAAAATTGTGCTGTTAGGTCTCGACGGCAAAAGCGGGCCAGATGGCAAGACCCATCACCATCGGTCGCAGCCGTGGCGGCCACTGCCCGGCTGGGAGGCCAAGCATAGGACAGATCTGATCCAGTTGGTCGAGCCGTTGAAGGCTCGCGGTATCGAAGTCTGTCATGGCACGCCCGGCTCGGCCTATGAGTTCTGGCCGACCGTTGCCTTGACCGAGGTGCTCGGCCGTGTCCTCGCCGCCGCCTAGGCTTCTCATCCGCGGCCAATGGGGTCTCGGCGATAACATCTACGCTCGCGCATTCGTCAAGGAGTTGGTCAAGACGAACGAGCTTTACCTGGAAACGCCGTGGCCGGAAATCTACGCCGATCTGAACGTGAAATTTGTGCTCGGCCGGAAATCGCTGCGCACGCAGAACAAGAACATCGCCCGCCAGCCCGGGGGGCGATGGTGCAACGTGCCGGCGCTGTATCCATCGCAAATCAAGACCGTTAATTATGGCGGCCGTGCATTCCCGCACCAGAACATCCCCGGTGCGTTGCAATTGGCCTTTGGCGTGCGGGCGGATTGGTCAAAATGGGATCTGCCGGATTGGGGTCTGCCCTGTCCGGTGGCTGCGGACCGGCCGATTGCAGTTATTCGCCCGGTAACCGTGCGTCATGAATGGTTCAACAGCGCGCGCAATCCGAAGCCGGAATACATTAGCGCCATCGCCGAACAGTTTATGACCACGCATCGGGTCGTCTCAGTGGCTGATTGTGATGCAAGTGAACCCTTAGTCGGTCCCGAGCCGCCTTGTCACGATAAGTTTCACGGCGGCGAACTGACGGTGCGGGAATTGCTGACGCTTTTACATCATGCCGACATTGTGGTCGGCGGCGTCGGCTGGATCGTGCCTGCAGCCATTGCGCTCAAGATCAAGGCCTTTGTGATCCTCGGCGGCCATGGCGCGCACAACGGTCCGACTGTTGTCACCGACCCGGTCATGGATCTGACGCGAATTGGTTTCGCCAAACCGGAAAAGTTCTGCCAATGCACGAACATGCGCCACAACTGCGAGAAGACGATTCCGGATCTGATGGAACAATTTTGCCGTTTTCTCGAAAGCCAACGTTGCACGATATTGTTGCCGCAAGTAGGCTGCAGTGGTTTCCAGAACTCGGCGTCGGCTATTTCCCCGTAATAGGATCGCCTTACGATCAGGCTTATTTCGACCGGTTTGCCAGGCAGGCGCTGGAGCCGATTGGGCAAAAATTACTGCGGGCACGCGTCAGCTTTGTTGACAAACATTATTCCGGTGCATTGCTCGACGTTGGTATCGGTTCTGGCGCTTTCATTGAGAAACGAAACGATTTGCGGCCAGGTTCAACATTTGGTTTCGACATAAATCCAGCGGGCGTAGCGTGGCTGAAAAAGCGGAATCTCTGGTACAATCCTTATGACGGCGATGTTCCGGCGTTATCGATGTGGGACGTGCTAGAGCACATGCATGATTTTCGGTTGTTGCTGGGCGGGGTGAGGCGTCTGCTGTTTCTATCGTTGCCGATATTCCGCGACGTCGAGCATGTGTTGCGTTCGAAGCATTTCAGGAAAGACGAACATTTTTGGTATTTTACGAGGTCTGGATTGATTACGGTCCTGCACAATTTCGGCTTTGAATTGATCGCCGAGAGCGACATGGAAATCCGCGCTGGCCGGGAAGATATCGGCACGTTTGCATTTCGCCGGAGAGTTTAAATGAGCATCGCTTACGGAGAAGCTGCCACATTTCTTATAGTTGGGCTCGTCATCATACTGATTGGGTCCACGATTATTGGGGCAAGGTAGTTGAATCCATGTTGCACATCGGCGACAGCACGGCGCCGGAAAGACTCAAGTATGAGGAAATCTGGAGCTATCCAGAATATAAAAATTACTCGCCTGGGCTGGAAAACGTCGAGCGCTTCATCGAAGTGCTCGAGCCGATTGCGATGGCGACGCTTATCGACATTGGTTGCGGCTCCGGTTGCGCCGGCATGAAATTCGCCAATCTCGGTTTTCGGGTCTCATGGCTCGACCTGACCGATGCCGCACTCGATCCGCAGATTGATAGGAGGCGCTTTGTTCAAGCCGCGCTGTGGGACGATTGGGGCGTCAATAGAAGGATGGGCTGGGATTACGGTTTTTGCTGCGATGTCATGGAGCACTTGCCGCCAGAATACACCATGCTTGCGCTGGACCGCATATTCAATGCTTGTCGGACGACTTGGCTGCAGATCGCTTTGCATGACGACGGGTACGGCAAGTTCATCGGCAAGCCGTTGCATCTGACCGTGCAGAATTTCGCCTGGTGGCGCGATCGAATCGCGACATTGGGCAATCTGATCGAGGCGCGCGATCTGTGCGGGACCGGGCTCTATGTGGTGCAACAATGAGCAGTCGCGGCCGGCATGACGCGGCGCAGACGCATGTCATTCCGTTTGATCCGAAGAAGGTTCGCGAGATTGAATTCTCGCCGGACTGTCGGGTCAACGTCACCGACGAGCAATTGCTGGTGCAGGTGGCGGAGAATATCAAACGCGGCCTGCCGCAAGCGATGCCTTACGATCCCAATCCTGATGTCGCTATTTTGGTTGCCGGCGGGCCATCGCTCAAGAGCACCGAGAAGGAGCTCGTTGAAACGATCTGGCGGACCGGCGGTAAGGTGTTCACCGTCAACGGCGCCTATCAATGGTGCATCGATCACAATATTCGCCCGGTCGCCGCGGTAGTCATGGACGCGCGCGAGTTTAATGCGCGGTTTATCGAAACGCCGGTGCATGATTGTCACTATCTGTTGGCCTCGCAGTGTCATCCAAAGACATTCGAGATGTGCCGCGATCGCATCGTTACCATCTGGCACGCGTTGAGCGCCGGCGACGATGAGATCAAGTTGCTCGATAAATATTATTTCAAGCGGCACAATCCGGTAACCATTGGCGTCACGGTTTCGATGCGCGCCATATCGCTGATGCGGATGCTCGGCTTTCAGCGGCTTGAAATATTCGGCCTGGATTCATGCTGGCTCGATGGCGAGCATCACGCCTATGAGCAGATAGAGAACAACAACGAGAAAACCATGAGTGTGTGGTGCCGCCCCAAGGGGCGCGACGATCTCGCGCAACGTTTTGTTTGCTCGGTGTGGCAGGCCAAGCAGGCGGAAGACTTCCTTCAGCTCGTAAAGGAACGTGGCGAGTTGTTTCAATTGAACGTGCACGGTCTCGGACTTATCGCAACCATGATCCGCACTGGCGCGGAATTGGAAATAGAGGAGGCCTAAATGGCAGTCGGCGCCTGGACGTTTTACAACAAATTCAAGCGTAACCTTGGGCAAGCGTTCCCGATCAACCTTGGTACGGGCAACTTCCGTATTGCCCTGTACACGTCGGCGTCGAACGCCGCGACCGCGACACTCTCGATCATTTCGAGCGTGACCAGCGAGGTGACGGAGGCGAACGGCTATTCGTCATCCGGCAAGCCGTTGGCTTCGAAGACGTGGACCGCTGGCGCATCGGGCGGACAATTGCGCTTCAACGCCGCGGCGACAGTGTGGACTGGCACCGGCGGCACGATCAGCAATATCAAGTTTGCGGTGATCTGGGCCTCCGGTGCATCGGCCATCGCCCGCAAGTTGATTTGCTACAGCCAGTTGTCAACGTCACAGTTCAACTTGACGATCAACAACACGTTGACGATTACGCCGTCAGCGACGGGCATCTTCAATCTCGCGGGTTGACCATGGCAGAGGAAGTGATCCAACGCGATGACGGAAAGCGCGTCAGGTTGAGCTCAGATCCGCCTACCGTGGATATCAAGTCGCGGCAATCGGATCCGAAGGATAGCGGTCCGATCGTTCTCAATCCGCCGCCGGCAGGATTTGGTGTTGGATAATGAGAACGAAACGTTCCAACGAGGCCTATCTTTTAATTGATCATCGCAATTCGCCAGGCATCAGTCAGGAATTTGTCCAGGCCAATAAATTAGATGTTCCTGCGGTTGGTGCTGGGCAAGTATTTGAGTCGGCAATTTCGGTCTGTCATTGCTGCGGCAGCGATATCATCCTTAATCCGGGCCGGACGCGCGAGCGCGAATGGTGCATGGAACATGATGCTTACATGTGCGACCGTTGCGCATTGATGCGAAAGCTAACTGGTTCCTGCGTCCCATTGCTAAAGAGAGTGCAGGACATTTTCAATAAACTCACGCGCTAAGGACGCGAAAGGAAGGCTGCAATGTCTACATTTGCTTTTGCCGTCGGCACAATCACTCCGGGTGCTGGAACCGCTGACAACGCCTCCCTCACCACGGCGACCTATATGGTGTTGCAGGGCGGCACTGCCACACAGTTGAACTTCGTTGAAGAAATCTACATGGGCGGGCAAGCAGCCTCGAGCGCTCCGCTCATCATGTTGCTCGGTCGCGACTCGACTGTAACGGTTGGCGGCAGCGCGCTTGCGACGCCGAATTCCAACGGCCCAACGCATCCCGGTGCCGGCGTGCTGACCGCGCCGGCAGTTGGTTTCGTCGCTGCCGCTACGACGCAGCCGATTCGTTCCAATTCGGTTTCACTCGCAAAGAAGAATTTCACGTTCAATGCGTTCGGCGGAATTGTCCGCGCGAATTATGCCAATACCCAGGATCGCTTTGGCATTCTCGGCAATACCGCTTCGCTCGGCGAACTCAGCTTAAGTTCGTTTACTGGCTCGACTGCGGCGGCCGCGATCGGCGCGCATATCATTTACGAAACACTATAAGCAGGAGAACGAAATGGCCGGCGGCCCGCTTCTTCCCAGTTCTATCTACCTCGGCGGCGGGTCAGGCTTGATCTATCCGTCGTATTATATTTCAGGGGTCAACACTAATGCCGCCTCGGCATTAGAAGGTATCGGGGTCATTGCATCGTTGACTGCCGATGCGCCTGCGGTCTTGCAGTTCAACATGCCGGAGGTGATCCCCAGTGGGGTGTTGAAGCTGCGCATCTTGGCGATGGCCAACGCCACCACAGGCAACGCCAAGTTAACGATTAAGGACGCTAGCACCAGCGCCGGTGCCAACATTGGCGTTACATCGCTCACCACTGAAGCGAGTGCGAACCCGCTAACGCAGACTTGGGCCACCGCGGATATCCTTGTCGAGAACAAGATAACCCTCACCGCCACCGCGCCCGTGGCCAATCAAATCACAACCATCCTCGCGACCTTCAACACCGCCGGTTGGACCCTCGCGCAAGCGAGTGTTTGGCAATTCAGTTTGGTCTACGAATAATGGGCAACAAATGACAACTCTTACCGCGCAACAACTCCATGACACTTCCGCCTTCTGGGCGAATAAATGGTTTGTCGGGCAAGGCATGACCGCTACTTATTCCACCGATGACCTGAACGCTGCGATAGCACAGATCGATAACGCTTTCGATCTGACGCTCAACGCCGCGGTCTCGGCTGGTCACGGTGCCCAGACCGTCATCCAGGCGCTGAACTCCGTCATCCCCGCGCCTGTTTCTGGCGCCACCAACCAGCAGAAAGCCGAGCTGGTCTGCTTCGCCATTATGAAACGGTTTGGGTTGATCTGATGGCGCGGTCCTTTATTCAAGCCAACTCTGATAACATTTTAACTGCTGCTGTTCAGTTTCCCCAAACGGCTTGCACCTGTGCGACCTGGTTGTCGCTGAATACGATCCCTATTACTTCGGTGTGGTTATCTCATGTAATCGGTTCAACAAGCGCGGCGATGCAATTTTTTTGCGCAACCGACGGCACTATTAACGCGCGCATTATTCAAACTATCAATACAGTTTATATAGGTCGATCCTCGAACGCGGCGGCAATTTCCGGTGATGGGCTATGGCATCATCTTGCAATGGTTTGGAATGGCGGGGCGACCAATGCCGCCATTACTATTTACGTTGCTGGTTCGCAAGTCGATACAACAAACAGCGGTGTGGGCAGTTTTGCGGCAATCTATTCTGGGGCGCTGCCAAGGATGGGCATTGGTTTTCAGAACAGCATTGGAGGCACTAGTAACGCTAACATTAACGGCAGAATGGCAGACGCCGTTATTTATAACACCAATCTCACGGTGGCCGAGATTGTGGCTCTAGCAAAAGGCGCGCGTCCTTTCACCGTTCGTCCACGGTCAATTCAGTGGTATTGGCCGCTGGACGGCATCCAATCACCCGAGCCTGATTTTTCTGGCAATGCTCTCAATGGAGTCGTGACTGGAGCCGCCTTGACGGCTGGCCCGCCCCTCATGCCCTTCACCCCCCGCTGGCCGCAGTTTAGTGAACCGCCGCCGCCGCCGCCAACAAGCATCCTGTTTGCCCAGGCCTCTCTTTGACGGGTGAACGCCCGTGTTCTCACGAATCAATATCGGCACCGCTACCGGGGCCAGCGGCGCCACGCTCGCCGTCACCGTTCCGGCCGGCGGCATTCCTGCCGGTTCGCTGATCGTCGTTGCTGTTACCGAGAAATCCACGTCCGGCACCAGCGGGACGCTGGCCGATACCGCCAGCAATACTTGGAACGCATCGCAGGCGGCGAACCTTGCCGGCCTGGCCGCGAATGGCCGCGGCATGGTCTTCTTTGCCTTCAATTCGAAGGCACTGGTTTCCGGCAATACTATTACCTATACGCGCAATTTAACGGCGTCGTCGTGCTCGATCTCGGTCAGTTATTTCAGCGGCATTCTGCAGGGCGCAAATCCTGAAGACACTGCGGCTCGCGCCAATGCGACCGGTACGACAGGAACGATCACTGTAACGTCTGGTACGCCGGCCAATGCCGGCGATCTGTTTATCGGCGCGCTGTGTTCGAGTGGCACCTCGACTGCCGGTGGCAGCGCGACATTCACACAAGCGGCGAATTGGAGCACGCCGCCGAATGAAGCGACGACCGGAGGTGCGGCTGGCTCGCGTGTCAATGGCGGCTTTATCCAGCAAAGCGGTGCCATCGCAACCGCCGTTTACGCTCCGACGCTGTCGAGCACCGCGCAGCAATTTGCGGTATTCGTCACCGCGTTTCGTACGATCCCTGATGCTGCCGACAGCACCAACGAAGACTTGCCGGAACTGCGGCTGCGGACGGCTAAGCAGCAGACGGATTATCCGAATCTGCTGTTATCGACTTTAGCGGCGGTTAATTTCCCGGAAATTCCGGCGGCGGGAAATCTGACGTTATCGGGAAGTGCTCCGGGCGCAATCATCGGTACGCCGAACTACATTCTGCGCGGGCCGATCCATCACAAAATACCCGGAACGCAAAAAGCCAGCGTTGACGACGTAGTCAACCTGTTGCCGGCTTTCCCGGTTGATTTCCTAAAAGTCCCGGCGGCGGCGAATCTCGCGCTTGCGGGTGCTGCGCCGATTGTCTCAACGGCGTTTCTTGACGCGCCCGCCGCAGCATCGCTGACGCTGAGCAGCGCCGCGCCTTCTGCTGTTGCTGGCGCGCTTGAAGTTCCTGCGGCTGGATCTCTGGCCCTGACCGGCATTGCGCCGATCTTGGTCCAGGATCTCCGGGATTCGCCCGCCGCTGGCGGACTGGCGCTGACTGGCGTTGCGCCAAGTGCGACCGTCAACGTCGCCGACACTCCGGCGGTCGCCAGTCTCGCGTTATCGACTACGCCGCCGGTTCTGGTTCAGGATCTGCGGGATTCGCCCGCCGCCGGGACGCTGACCCTGACCGGTCAAGTGTCCCTCGCCGGGCAGAGTTTGTTCGACGTTCCGGCGGCGGCCGGTCTGACTCTTTCGGGCGCTGCTCCAAGTAGCATTGCCGCGCTTCCGACCGTTTTCCGCTCGCCGATTTATCATCGCCGGCCTGAGCTACGGCCGAAGATTTTCGCCGAATCGTTCGCTACGCCGCGGCCGTTATTGACCGTCGGCGGGATTGATTTCCCGAAGGTCCCGGCGGCTGCGAGCCTGACCCTTACTGGGCCGGCGCCGTCGCTGACCTTGGCCGTTATCGATATTCCGGCCGCAGCTGCTCTAACCCTGCAGGCCAATGCACCGACTCTAGGAGGTAATCTACAGCCGATCCCGGCTAGCGGGAGCTTAACGCTAACCGGTGCCGCGCCCAGCCTATTACGGACGTTCCAGGTTGCGCCAAACGCCGGTGCGCTGGCCCTAACGGGGAACGTCCCAAGCCTTACCCAGAGCCTTCTCCAGACTCCTGCGGCCGCGTCCCTGGCGCTATCTGGCGCTGCCCCGAGCCTACTGATCGCGCTTGCCAAGCAACCGACGGCGGCCAATCTGGCGCTGTCGGGCAATGTTCCGACTGCCGCTCAGACCTTTAATCAGTCTCGGACGCCGGCAGTTGGAACGTTGGCAGTCGCCGGTGCGGCACCGGCAATTCAGGTCAGCGGTGCCGTCAAGCCGGCGGCGGCCAGTCTCGCGCTCTCGTCTGCTCCACCCACGCTTTCGTTTGGCGCCAATCGCGTTCCGGCCAGTGCCGTGCTGGCGCTGGTTGCCGCTCCGCCGGTCGCGCGTCGAGATATTATTCTACGAGCTGCAACAGGCAGCCTCTTGCTATCGTCCGACGCGCCCTCCGTTGTCCGGGCGAGCTCGGCCGAGCACAAATGGCTGGTCTGCACTTCGATCAGTATCAATCCGGAGATTGGCGGCGAGGCCTCGATCGCCGCCGAGCTGCAAGGCCTAGTCGAGATCAATGCTACGCTGGCCGGTAAGCCAAACGTGAAGGAATGCTAATGACGGCCGTCGCTTTTATCGGCAACACCAACGATTTGCTTTTGACCGGGCTTAAAAGTGAAGTCGAAGGGACATTCCTCGACGATGCCGTTGTCACGGTGACGCTCAAGAATTTATCCGGCGTTCCAGTGGCCGGCGAGACCTGGCCAAAACCGATGGCCTACATTGCCGGCTCGGAAGGCAATTATGTCGCCGGGCTTTCGCATCTGTTGGTTTTTAGCAAAGATATCAAATACACGGCTTTCATTGATGCAGATGCCAGTGACACCAGTGCTGAGCGGATCGGCCATTGGGAATTCACATTCACGGCAAGGACGCGCGTCAAATGACAGTCGATTATCAAGGCGTGCTCTATAACCCGGTCTATGCTGCCGTCGCTGTTGATGCGACGCTGACGTCCCCGGATGGCTCGGAGATCACTGTCGCCGTGGTCGACAAGACTGCAGGCGTGGCATTGTCGGATCGCATGAATGTCGAAAGCATCCGCCCGGTCGCCCGCGTACGCACGGCCGAGCTCGTCGCCAATGGCATTGAGATGGCCGATCTGCCGAATAGCCAGATCACCTTCAACGGCGCGAGTTGGCGTATCAAAGCCTACCGACAAATGCCGGCGCCGACCGGCGAGATGACCGGCGAAACCATGCTCATTCTGCTCAGCGAAGGCGAAGCGTGAGCACTGATAATCGTGAAATAATCCTGGCCCAGTTAGCGGTCCTGCTCGGTCAGATCGACGGTGTTAGCGTTGCCGCACGCAACCTCGAGGAAATCAGCGAAGTGCCGCCCGGCGGCGCTATCGCGGTGCTTTATGACGGCGATGAGATTGCCGCCGAGAACATCAACGCGATCGGTGGTGCCGGCAACATTGTTCACATGACGCCGGAGATCGTGATCTCGCTCGGCGAAGTGCCGGAAACTGTCGGCACCAGCACCAATGCTTGGCGCGTCAAACTGCTCAAAAAAGTGCTGCTCGATACCACCCTGAAGACTTTATGCGGCGGCGGTCGTCACGGTGGCCCGCGATATCTTGGCTGCTCGACCAGCCTGCATCCCGGTCGCGCCACGCAGGTGATGCTGACCGCACAGTTCTCGGTCGGTTATGAATTTGTCCCAACGGCTCTGTGAAAGGAAATAAGCCATGACAATACTCGGTAACTGTAAGTCGTTCGTCTACTCGGCATCGGTGCAGACCAAGGATCATTACAGCAAAATGAGTTCGGTCCGCGCTCTCGACTTTTCGATCGTCAGCCAACTCGGCGCCAATATCAAAATGGAATTGGAGGAAATCAATCAATATAATCTGGCGCTTTATTTGTTGGCGCAGGTCGGCGCTACGGCCCATCTAACCGGGCTCACTGCGCCGCAGCTCATGGGCGATCTGGTCTTCACCGGCACCAACGCCATCGGCGCTCTATTGACTTTTAACGGCCTGGTGCAGCTGCAGCCTGGCGGTGACTTCTCGGTGCTTGCCGACAACGATGATTTCGCTTTCTTGCCGGTCAGCGCCAAGGTGCTGTTCTCAGGCGGTGGCTATGGCCATTGGACTACCAATGGCATCACGGCGCCCAGCACGAAAAATTATACGATCTCGCAGGGTACGGTCACGTTTGTGCCGAACACCGTATGAGTGGACTTGCTGATCTGCTACCCGGCCCGAAACAGGTCGAGATCGACGGCAAGAGCTTTGCCGTCAACGGTCTCAGCCTGGCCGAATTTGCCGGCCTGTTGACCCGGTTTCCGCTGCTGGACACTATTTTTTCCGGCAAGGGGCCAGCAGCTGTCGGGGAATTGTTGAACGCCGGCAACCCGGCGGTCGGCGCCATCATCGCTGCCGGCTGCGGCCATGCCAACGACGAGAAATGGGAAACCAATGCGGCAGCCTTGCCGGCGCAGTATCAGGTCAAATTCCTGGCGCCGATCGTATCGCTGACCATGCCGCGGGGCTTCGGCCCTTTCGCCGAGGATCTGGCAACGGTGCTGACCACACTGTTTCCGCCGACGCCGGATCAGATTCGCGACAAAGCGTTAGCGAAAGTTATGCGGAAGCAGTCACAGCTCTCATCGAATGCTGGGGCGGCGCCTACGACGCCGTCTGGCAACTCACGCCCCGACAGCTCGCCGCCTACGGGTTCCTGATTGCCAAGCGCAACAGGCGGCTCGAACAAGAGATGAAAGCGCGGCGATGAAACTCGTTACCACCGCACCGGCGGGACAATGGCTCAAGGCGACCAACGCCTACGAAAAGCTCATTGCCAAAGCCGAAACTCTTGCGGTGCGCGACGTTTCCAAGCAAGCGCGCGATGGCGGACGTGCGGCGATCAGCGCGGCCGGTTTTTCCAACAAGTTCGCTAATTCGCTAGTGGTAAAATTCCATCCGTCGAGCGGTTATTCGCTTGATCCTTCGGCCTATATCCACACGACGATCAATTACGCCGACATTTTCGAGCGTGGCGCGACCATCGTCGGCAAGCCGTTCATCTGGTTGCCGCTGCCGAACGTGCCGCCTGGCTTCGGCCGCCCACACATGACGCCAAAGCAATATGTTCAAACCATCGGGCCGCTGATCACCATGCATCGCGCCGGCAAGCCGCCGATGCTCGGGGCGCGAGTTTCCTTCGGTTCAACACCAAGTCCTGGCCGGCGCATTACGAGACAGAGGCTGAGGCGAGGTATTGCGTTTGGCCGCGGCCAAAAGTTTCAGACGATCCCGTTGTTTGTCGGTGTGCCGGCGGTGACCATTCCGCCGAAGTTCGACGTCGATGGAATCATCAAGCAGGTCGCCTCGGAGGACAATATCGAGAAAGCCTATCTGAAAAACCTCGACGAATACGAGGACCCGAATGGCAATTAAGCAATTCATCACGCTGGAAGGTGCCGAGCAGGTCGTCGCCAGTCTGAAGAAGATTTCGGATGCCGGCGAGCAAGCACTGGCAAAATTCAAGGAAAGCGGGCAGCAATTTATCCCTGCTAATTTTACGGCAGGTTTGCAAGGCGCGCAAAATGCGACCGCGGGGCTGACGCGATCTACGAATGAATTGTCCGCAGCCTATCATATCCTGCATCCGATTTTGGCCGAAGTCGGCATTTCGACCGGCGAATTCCGTTCGTTTGCCGTTCTGGCGAGCGAAGGCATTGCCGGTCTTGCCGTTGCGGTCGGCGCCGGACTCGTCATTGCGGCCACCAATGCGGCCGACAAAATGGCCAACCTGCAGCGCTCGATGGCTTTCCTATTCGGCGCCCAGGGCAAAGCTGCGGTCGATAGTCTCGGCAAGGGCCTCGAGGGTCTCGGCGCATCGGCTGAAACATTGGCACCGGCGCTTACGTCCGCCGAGCAAATATTGCAACGGATATCAGCGTTCAAAGGCGTCGATCTATCCGGCAGGGTGACGTTCGGCAGTCCCCAGCAGCAAGAGCAGGTTACTGCGGCGATTGCCAATCTCGAAAAACAACTCGAGGTCCTCGGCGAAACCAGTGCCCAAGCTTCGCCGAAGGTTAACAGCTTGTTCGACGTGCTTAACCGGTTCGATCCGAAGACCGGCAAAAACATCGGCTTGACGGCCGAGGCCTTCGAGCAGCTTCGCCGCACCGCGCCGGAGGTTGCTCAATTTGTTGGCGATGCGCTGGAGAGAAATCTAGGCGGTAATATATTCGAAAGACTGAGAAGGGGCCCGATTGGTTTTCTGGAAGTAATGCGCGCGCTGGCGGCGGTGAAAATCGCCGATCCGGTTCCTGTGACCGTCGCGAAATCGTTCGAGGATCTGAAGAAGTCTGCGGAAGCTCTTCTTGCCTCGCTTGGAGAGCTAGGTCTCAGCAAGATATTCGATGATGCGGCCGCAAGCGTGCGGTCGCTCAAAACCGCATTCGATTCGTTTGCCGGAGGCGCCGAGTTTGCCGGCATTAAAAAGGGTGCGCAAGACGCCGCGACCGAGCTTAATAATCTGAATGCGCTCGCGCAGAGCGCGGGAAAATCGATACACGACGCACTGACAGCAAGTTTCGTCAAGCCGGCCGCAGATCAGCAGGGCATCGGCATTTTCGAAGCGCTTGCGACAAACATTCAGCAAACGTTGGACGGAATTCATATTCCTGACTTTCTCAGGCCTCTCGTCGATTATGCCCGTATCGATTTCGGCCTCGTGCTTGACGGGGCAAATGAGTTGATTGCTGCCATGTCTGCGGCATTCTCTGCCGGGCTTTCGACAATTTGGCAGAGCCTCGTTACCGCCGCGCAGACGGCATTCCAGGCCATTCAAACCGCGTGGCAAGCGCTGGTTAATCTCATCAACAGCACGAAATTCCAGCCGCCGCAGCCGGGCGTCGGCGGCGCGCCGAGCGTGACCGAGTTTGCCGGCGGCGGTTTTGTCAGTGGTCCGGGTTCGACAACCAGCGACAGCATTTTCGCGCGGCTCTCGAACTTTGAATATGTGATGCGCGCTGCCGCGGTGAAGTTCTACGGCGTGGACTTCATGCACGCTATTAATGCGCTGCGGTTGCCCAAAGATTTCTTCCGCGGCTTCAACCTCGGTGGCCTGGTGCTGCCGCCATTTCCGTCACCGCCACGGTTCGCACAAGGGGGCTTGGCGATGGCAGGGCAGACCCGGTCGTTGACGTTGGTGCTCGACGGCCGCAGCTTTGCCGTGGCCGGTGCCAAGAACGTCGTCGATGATCTCGAGCGCGCTGCCGACTTGCACAACCTGTCGCGCATGGGCCGGGCGCCGGGTTGGGTGCGCTAATGCCGTCGGGCGATTTCCAAACTCTATTGGTGTTCTCGGCACTCGGCATCCCGCTTTACGCGGCGCGCGGGCTCAAGCAGACGTTGACGCCGATTGCCGCGGCAGGCGCCAATATCCAGCGCGACATCAACGGCGAGCTGGTCAACCTTGAGGCCGATGTTCCGTTTTTCAAATATGCTTCACATATCGAATGCGGGGATAACGACACGCGCTTTCCGTTGGCCTTCGATGGCATCTGGCCCGGCCAAGCACTTACTGTGCATTGCGTGTCGGAATTAATCACTGCGGGATCGCCATTGCGACCTGTTGTTGCCGGCTCGCAATGGACCGATGCCGGCGGACTGCACCATTACCGACCGCAGCTGCAAATGATGATCACCGCTTGGTCGTCGCAGGAAAGCGAATGGGATGCGACGGTCAGTTGGACTATTGATCTTGAAGAAATCTAACGATGCAATTTTACTTTGCATGGGTTAACAGCTCGGAAACGACGTTTTCGGGGAGCCATGTGCGCTATGACGAGAAGGTATTTTCGTTCACGATCACGCATCGCGAGGGCGAATGCGCGCAGCTGTCGCTGACCATAAAGAATCCGAAAATCGGTTTATTGGCCGCAGGCCGCAAAGTCTGGGGCTGGCTGAGTTTCAGCGACAGTGGGACCGCTGGGGCTCAGCCGTTATTTTTTGGCCGTTTGCTTGGCATACCGGACATGGGGGGTTCGGCGACGGGCTTTGCCGAATTGCTGACGCTGATATTCGTGGCGAAGCCGATCGACTTTGCGGCGCAGCGGCGGACCTTGGCCGAGGATCTCGCGATCCTGCCATTCTACGATAAGCTTTTCATCGACGAGAAGCTGCGCATTGAATCGTCGACCCATGTCGGTGATGTCGATACCGCGCTCGAAGCTCGCTCGGCGCGCTGGCATTGCAGCCGCGGCGAGGACGGCGGGCCGCTGACGGTTTCGATCAGCGATATTTGCATCGGCGAAGACGGCACCGAGACTTTCGAGAGTTCGACCGCTGCTCCCGCCGGCGTCGATCCGACCAGCGTGAATCTTCGCATTGCCGGTGCGCCGATGACCGACGTCACGGTCAAGGCATCGGTTGGCTGGACCCAAAAAATGCCGACCGGACCGGCGATCAATATCGGCTCATGGTCGTTTAATACTTTTACCGGAGGATCCATTCTATCAAGCTGGCCAAAGCCAGGGACCAGCATTGGCGGCGGTTGGGCAGCCGCGAAGGGCTCATCTGCTTTCGATCTTGCCGACGTCGCCAACGACGCGAACAGCACTTATAATTTCACCTGGCACAACACGGCGAAGAAACACAACACCGGCGACCCGATGTCGACCTCGGTCAACACGTCGAGTCCAGTGGTGCGCGGCCCGTTCATCAATCAATTGCTTTACGAGGATGCACAACCGGGCATTATCTGGTCGCCATCAATGGATATACCGAGCGATCGGCCGCCGGACTTTCCTGAATGGGACAATCTGCCGAGTCCGGACCAGGCCGGCGACGTCATCAATATTCCCATGCATTACGATAATGCCTGGGCGGTCGCGCCAGTATCGGAAATTCAAGCTTCGCTGGCGATTACCTATGAGCAGGGCCGCGGCCGCACCGAGCACATGAATTTTACTATGGTCTCGGACATTCAACCGGTGCTGACCGATCCGAGCGATTTCGACACTTCCAGCAATGCCAATCCGCCGGACGAGACGATCCTCGAGCTCAACGGCGCCGACGTCACGGTGGCCATCGACGGCGTAGCACCACTTAGCGACCCGTCAGTCGCCAACTATTTCGCGACGCCGCGCGGCCAGCAATCGACCGAATATTTGTTGCTGCGGGCGCGGGCGCTGCTGCTCAATGGCGCGCGCCTGGTCGAGATGTCATGGTCGGTGCCGTTTGGTCGCGCCATGCAATTCACTTGCCGGAAGAATGCAACCTTGATTTGGAAAGAACTGCCGGGTGGCCAGGCCAGCGGCAAGATCAGCCAATACACGATCATCGCCGATGGCAATAACGGCAAGATCGGCGGTAACGTGACGATCATGGCGACCGTTGGTCGCGGTGTTTCCGAAACCACTCAGCATGGTGCAGCTACCGGCGAGCTTTATGTTAATGCCGGTTATGTTGCCGACGGCTTTTTTGCCCAGCCCGGTCAGCAGGTGCCGCTATTCGGCGGTGCCGGAACGTCGACTGCGGGCGGGTTTTTCGATCTGGCCTATTCGCCACCTGTCGCCAGCGCGATCGATAATCCGATGCCGCTGACAAAGGCTGACGTATTGGTCTCGGCTCACGTTCATGGCTCGGTCACCGATCAGGCCAATGCCATCCAGGGCGCGCTCGAACTTGCCGCTTCGGCGGCGCGGGATCTGGAAGGCAAACGCAACGCGACGTCCAATGCCAGTGGTCTGGTCGAGACCGCGATGCGCGGCCATGACATCTACGTCGAGATCGTGTTGCGCAACGTCGATAGCCTGGCGCTCGAAGATGTCAGCGATCTGAACGTACAGCCGCTTCTAGTGCCGCAGACTATCAATCTCGAGGCGTCGGCCGTATGAGCGTTTTTGAAAAGGTTGTCCGGCCGGCGCAGCTCGGCGATATTTCGCCGACGCCATTGCCGAACAGCGGCACTTCCGGCGGCGATAGCGCGGGCAATACCACGACGCTGGATTTTGGCAAGGGCACATCGGTCAAGCTGATGTTTGGCTCGCAAACAATCGATCAGACTTACTACGCCATCAAGAAGATGCGCGAGAAGCCGAAGCAATAATGGCGCAGAATGCCGACCGAAAACAGAAACGAAAACGCATTAAATTTCCGCCCGACAATACGCTTTTCGTTGATATTCCTGTAAATTACGATGCGAGCTTCATAACTGCGGCCGAGCAATACCAGGAGGGTCATTTTTTCTTTGATAATTCGTCAAAGTCATCACGCAAGACTAGAGTGCAGCAGGTCAAAAGCCTTACGACGGACAAGTTTATCGATGTCGAGCGCATTCAGAGTTTTTTTACCAGATCGGCGGCCGATCAATATCAAGAAACCGAATGGGTTTTGATCAATAAAGATCCTGCTCCAGTTCAGCCGTCGGGCGAAGATTCGCCCGCGCACCAGAAAAAGCATGTCGTTCGATTTTTCAAGGATAATGACGAAAGCTCCGAAGTTTGGGTTGACGTAGAGCAGATCGATCAATTGAACGCCGCGCTGCCGCAAGAGCAGTATCAGGAATATGAGTTATATATCCGCAATGACGATAAGGGCGATCCGGTCGATAACTCTAAGGTTCCTTATGATGTCACAAAGGGCTTTTGCGATCCCGGTTTAGACCTGGCCGATTCCGAAGACGGCTTCGATCCGCCCTATAGAATTGATCCGCTGCAGAATATTGTGAACTGGCATGGCCAAGAGGGCGGCGTTTCCGTCTCGTGGTCATTTGTCCGCGAAACGACAGGCATTCCCGCAATATCCTCGGCTACTTGGATCCGCATGTCATCTATCGGCGGCGCGGGAACGCGAACGGTAGTTATAACGCACGATGCGACGGTGTCACCGCAGAGCTTTTCGCCGACCGGCGGGCCGTGGGGCACTCTTGGCGAGGCGCCTGTCCAAACCAGTGGAACCACGCTTAGCGTTGCAATATTTGGGACGCCGCTTAGCCCGCCTGACTCCCCAGAAGTTCCGACGGGAGATGTAGCACTGTTTAGTCTGGCTGGCGTTGCGGTCACTGTTGACGGCGTCGATTTTGTTCTGGCTACAACTTTTATATCAAGCATTAAAACACTTGATCCGCTTCAGTCCAAGGGAACTGAAGTGGTGGCGGACGCGACTTTCGTGCCGCCATCATAACAAATCGGGATGATTCAAAGTGATTTTTGGCGTTGAAACCCAGATTGCCGGGCCGACAACCTCCGGCGGACCATCGGACGTCGCGCGCATGAACTTCTTGACCGGCGATTATGCGGTCGGCGGCACTGCGATAACAGCAGCCGCTCTGATTTCAAATCCCAGCTACATCACAGTAAATGGATTAGAGGTTGGAAATGCTGGCCATACTGTTGCGCCAAGCATCATCTCGTCGGCATTCAAGAACTACTTTGACCTGTGTAGCTTTACCGCAGTTATTGACTTCCAGACCCTTAGCGATTCCCAACGCTCGGTCTTATTAGAACTAGCAGAATGGGCTACCGGGGCTTCGGTTCAAGCGTCATCTTGGTTTGGCGATGGCCAAGTGACGGATTCGAACAATAATGATGGCGGCCGGAGCGCCAAGGACACGTCAAATGGGACTTTTGCATTCGGCCATCACAAGATCGCGTTGACACGCACCAACGCCAAGCTGCGAATTTCGCTGGATGGATTCCCAATAGGAACGGATGGCAGCTTCGGCAATCTTCTTGTTCACTTGCCGGATCCGAGCGACACCGGCGCGTCTTATGATGGCGGTGCGACACATGTTTCGTTCACGCATTTCAACAATTATCATCTCGGAGGAATTAACGTGGACGATTTCAACGGTGCGGGAACGCCCGGCGGCCCGGTGATAATCAAATCGCTGTATTTCTATAATCCGGTTTCGGATTCGCTGCTGCCATCAATGAGCGCGTAAATGCCACTCACATATCGACTCGTCAAAGGCTCGGCACTTACGTTTGCCGAGCAAGACGGCAACATTAGCGATCTGGATGGCCGAGTCGTCGGGCTTGAGAACATCAGCGTCAGCAATCCAATCGACGCCATAACAATTGCCGGCAATCAACTGACGTTTCATTACACCACTGCGGCCGGCGGCGGCTCCGACACCGTCACCATCCCGACGGCACAGTGGCATGGCCGTGGCGATTGGCAACCGTCGACGACTTATGCAGTCAATGATCTCGTTATCGCGTCATCCAATCTTTATTTGGTCAAGATTGCCCATACTAGCAATCTCACGTTTGACGCTGGCGCGCAGATCGGCGGCAATAATATTTATGATTTCATTTTTGGACCGATGGGTCAGACCGAATCGGCCCAGATGTCGGCGGCGACTTATACGCTGCAAGGAAGCGACAATCTTAAATATTATCGCTGCACATCGGTGGCGTCGGGGAGCATCATCATTACAATTCCGGCCTTGGCCGATGTATCCATTCCACTGAATTCAGAAATCAGCTTTCGCCAAAACGGCGACGCACTAATATTTCAAGCCGCTAGCGGTGTGATACTGAATCATCCTCTGGACAGCGCACCGATTACGGCCGTGATTGGCGCTGTGGTGACGTTGAAAAAGATCGGTACCAATGAGTGGGATCTATTCGGCCGATTGCAATCTGCGATAAATCCCGCCGTACAGCCAAGCTCTGCGGCGCTTCTGCTTTCCGGAAGCGCACCAAGATTATTCAAGTCGTTAGTTCCTGGCGCCGGTGTCTTGACGCTGGCACGCGGCACGCCCATACGAACACCATGAAGTAGGACAACAAACCCAGTGAAAACTGTAATTTCTTCCGGCCACTCCAAATTCGTGCGCGGCGCCGCCGGGCCATCGCCGTGGGGCCTCGATGAAGTCAACGAGGCGCGCCGTGTCGTGGCATTGGTGGCCACGATATTGAACGGCTCTGGCGTGCCAACCAAGACTTTCAACGACGATGTGAGCACGACGCAGAACGAGAATCTAAATCGCATCGTCGATTTCCATAACGCGCAGGTCCGCGATCTCGATGTCAGTATTCACTTCAACGCCTACGAGCAGACCAGCAAGGCGATGGGGACCGAATGCCTTTATTTGACGCAGAGCGAGCTGGCAGCCGATGTGGCAAGCGCGATCGCCGATGCCGGGCATTTCCTCGATCGCGGGCCGAAGAAACGCACTGATCTATTCTTTCTGAACAAAACGGATATGCCGTCGATCCTGATCGAGACGTGTTTTGTCGATAGCAAGGCGGATGCTGATTTGTATCGCAAACACTTCGAGGCCATCTGTACCGCCATCGCCGATGCATTATCCGGCGAAAAGACGGTGCTGCCATTTACCGAACAGCTGGGACCTGAACAAGAATTCTACGCGGTCGGCAAGTGCTCGCACTTCGGCGGGCCGAACGACGATGGTGTGTCGGCCGACGAGGGCTTAGCCTTTATCGACGACATCGAGCAAATGCCGCAGCTATTCCTGCCCTATCAGCCGGAAGGCACGACCGGGCTGGCGCGGCGGCTTAATCCGTTCATTCACTATCTCGCCTGCCGCTGGGACTATGACGTGACATCGCGCGAGATGTTGCGCGAGGAAGTGGCATTGGTCCGCAATAACAAGACGGGCGTGGCGCTCAAAGCATTTCCCGCTGATTGGGGGCCGCATGAAGATACCGGTCGCATCGCCGATCTCTCGCCCGGCCTGATGGATGACTTGAAGCTGCGGACCGATGATGAGGTCGAGATTATTTTCCCCTGGGACGAGGAAATGGCCTGATGCGCAAGCTGATTATTGTGTTGATGGCGACTGCGCTGTGCGGGCCGGCTGCTGCCGGGACGCGGCTATTTGCGTTCTATGGCCTCGGCGGTCAGCGGACGTCCGTCGGCATCGATCAGATCGTCGAGCAGGCGCGCAACATTCCCGGCATCACCCATGTCGCGGTTTACAATCAGTCCGAGTGGCGGCGCACCGAACGGGACATCGATGGCGTTCCGCCAGAGGACAAGGTCGTGGTGATCGGCTACTCGTGCGGGATGAACAAAGCGACCGTCATTGCGCACGATGCCACGCGCCACATCGACACCATTGCCGGCATGCAAATGTCAGAGCACTGCGGCGGTTTCGATCTTGGCGCCAATGTTGGTTACGGCCAGGTCACCTATGGTGGCTGCGTCAGTGGCCTTGGCTGCAAGCAGCTGGTGGCGGGGTCGGGATTTACTGGGCGCATCTTGAACATCTATCGCCCGGAGACGCATGGTCAAAGCGACACCGATCCCGATTACCAAGCCGACGTGTTGCGCGCGATCAAATGGACTGCGGGCGGCGAGTCACCGAATTTCGATTCCGATCGATTGCATTACGGCCACGGCGGCGCGTTGGTGCGTCGCGGTGCGGCGAAGCTCAAGACCGGCGCAGCGATGGTCAAGAAGGGCGTGCAGGAAATGACCCTGCACCATGGCGAGTCGCCCTGATGCTGCTTTTGCTGGGCCGCCTGATCATATTTGGCGGCCTGGTGGTGCTTCTGGTCCTGTTGGTTCTCTCCAACCTGGGAGCAGTCTATCCGCCGCCGCCATTACCGGCTTTAGAACGATCCCAATACGACGAGCATCTGCTTGCCGTCGATAGGGATGCGCTCGAAGATGCCTACCACCACCAAGTCGAATTTCTGTTCGAAGGCTGGATGAAAGACCCGACGGGGCAACCGGGTCGGGCGCTGAACGGCATCCGCAAGGCAGCGCGGGCCTATGTTGCGGCCATGGACGGGGCCAAGGTGCGGGAAGACGAGATCAAAGCCCATCCATACCAGCAACCATGATTATTCCCCAACGCGCTTTGTCCAGGCCGTAAATGGTACCCGATCGACATCTATCATCGGCGGCCAAGTCGCGATCGAACGCGGCGAATACCAGGGATGGCTCCAGGACAGCGGCATGACGACGGCAAAGCCGAATAGGCCCGGCCTGAACTCGGGGAAATAAACCGTCGCCTCCTTGGTTTCCGTGCTCGCCTTCTCGACGCTGACCTCGACCTTCCGCCTCGGATTATCATCCCAGCATCGTTCCTCGCCGTGCCACCAGATATGACTATTGTGATACTTGGCGTGGGCCTCGCTTTTATTGAGACATTCGGCGGCGTGGCTCTGCGTTGTCAGCAAAAACCAAACGGCGATGACCACGATGGCCAATAAACCTTTCCAAATCGCGCTCATCGTTCATTCCCTATTAGTGAGCCTTTTTGCGCCTTCTCTTGGCGGGGCGCGGTGAACGATTGTAGCGCATGAGCGAACCGGGGAAGTGCTGCCGAATGTTCTGGCGACCGAAAGTATAAAGCCCACTCAGGTGCCAGTAGAACGAACTCAAACGCGGAATAATGTATGGTCCCCGTATTGCCATCGTTAATCCTTCATGACCGATTGCTCGCGGTCCTGCTCATTAGCAGGGACGATGTGATTCATAGGCCACCTCAGCAATGGTTAGAGCGGAATCTCGTAGCATGCGCTCAATTAGAAACGTCAACGCTGCCTCTGTGCCAATGTAGGAATACTCAATCCAATCCTTGTCGGCGTATTTAACCCAGAACTGGACTGTCATTTTCCCTCCTGCTCATTGGCGAGGGCTGCATGGGCGCGCTTACCCGCATCTTGATTAGCAGGAATGGGGCCATAGCCCTCCCCGCTTGCTTTCCAATTAGTGGGCCTGCTGTACCACTCAAGCGCCGCGCGCAATCTGGCGATCCGGTCGTTTGCAATGCGTAGCTTGTGGGTGTCCTCGATCCATTCTTCTCTATTTCCGTACATCGACTGTCCTATACAACTTAGCATGCTACCGCTCATTTCCCCTCCTGCTCATTGGCGAGCATCGTTCATTCATCATTAGTGATTGAAAGCTCGCGGCAGCTATAAAGAACGTAAGCATAATCCTTCGGCGGCCTTTCGGATTTGGCAACAAAGGCCCGCGCATCGCGCTCGGTGTGGAACGGCGTGGGGTCGTCCCACCAAAAGCCATCCTCATCCTCTAGCGTGACGAGATACATCGTTCATTCATCATTAGCGATCCGAATTGGCGATCATGGTCTTTAGCCACTCGTTGATCCGGTAATCTTGTGAATCGGCCAAGTCTGCCTTCTCGTTAAATGAACGAGAAAGGCGGCATAGATCGTCGTGCGATAGAGAGGTCATGGCCTCGATAAAGGCGGCGATGTGCCATTCGCACTCAGCAATGTGGTTTCCCCCATGAGCACCATTGTGGATGACAGCCAAGCCATCAGACTTCGGCATCTCGTTTACGTACCACGGTGTATGGGGAACGTGACTTATTGCCCGCATCGTTCATTCCCTATAGTGAGCCGTCTGCCCGACGGTATTTATAGAGTTCGGAAAATCTCCGGGCGGCCGCGGCGATGCTAAGCCGGGGGTAGAACCCGAGTTTTGCCGAAAAACATAGCATTTTCAATGCGAGAGATCGGTCGTGTACTCCTGACATTTTCGGTTCGCCGTTGTTCGCCATTGTCCGCAAGCCGTTGACCAGGCGTCCTTTTCGCGTCGCGATAGATTTAAGCATTTGATTTCATGCCTTATTATCCGTGGGCGCGGCCGGGGGTACGGCCGGGGATTAGTCCGCCAAGCGATTCGATATAATCAAGCAATTGCCAGCCAGTTATTCTGATCCTTAGCTTGCCTCCCTCCCTGAACGGAGGAAGCTCAATAAATCCAATCTTTCCATTCTGAATAAGTCTTGTAAGAGCGCCCGTCCCAATATGAAGAACTCCCGCAGCCTCACGAAAATCATAAATCGGCTGGAGTGTCACAACGGAGTAGATCAATTCATTTTTGGCGATGCTTATTCTCGGCTCGGGTTTTTCTATTGACTTCTTATGCTGAACATTCCACTTCGGTTTCTCGTTCTTTATAGCTGCGGTTTCGGCGCTAATGGCGGACTCGCGAGTTGGAAAGTTCTGGATTTCAACCTTCCCAATATCTGAGAACCAATGCGAATTGTCCTTATGTTGAGAGAGGCGGACCAGAGCGCTTAGCGACACACCGACATATAAAAGCTCTCCGGTCTTGGAGAATTGCCGGTACAGCTGCGCCGATCTTATTTTGCTATTCTCTAGCATCGTCATCCAATAATTTTTCTAACGACTCTATCTTGATAAGCCGTCTCTTGCCTATCTTGATGCTTTCCAACCGTCCCGAGTCCATCAGCTCATAAAGTTTGGTGCGGCCTAACCCGCTGGTTTCCAGCGCCGTCCGAACCGTGCACGTGATGCGGCTCATTGCGGATTCACTCATTGCTCATTGCCGAATTTCTATTTCGACCTCGTCACCAAAAACCAAGACCTTCGCGCCCGGCAGATGCATTTCGACGAATTGTTTTAATCGTTTTGCCGTTGCTTCAGAAATCATTCCAGGTGTCGAGACGACAACGACGTCGCCGGGTTTATAATCGAGTTTGGCAATTTTGATTTCTGCTTTTTCTATTTCAGCACTTTGCAGTTCGCGTTTGCGCTTATCCTGAGCAAACCATAGTGTTTCGATCTCGTCAGCGGCAGCAGCACAGTCACGCGCGCCGCGATGATCTTTGCGCTTTGCCAAACGGAATGCATGATCGCGCAACCGCTCGACCAGATTGGTCATTGGACGATCCGCTTTTTGAGATTAGGGCGGATCATTTCGGATACAGCGCCACCAATTCGTCTTTGATCTTGCGCAGCTCTTCCTTTTCTTCCTTTGTCCGCGTCTTAAAAAACGCTTGCAACGCCGCGTCGCCGCGCCGGGCGGCCTCGGATGCTGCCGAATAAAGTAGTCTGAATTTCAAATCGCTCGCTGCTGCCATCCGATCGGTAAGGTCGGTGTTCACCGCGGAGGCCTGAGCGGTCGACGCGGTATCCTCAAGCTCTGCGATCTCGTCGTCCAATTCCTCATAAGGCGTTGGCTTCGGCACTGATGCATCGATCGCCAAAGATCGCAGCCGCTTCTGCTCGACGTGCGCTGTTTTTCTTCCCGGTATTGCCTCCGGAATATCTTCGACTTCGGTCTCATCAAGAAATCCCAAGCCGCAGATCGACAGCGTCGCGCGGCGCTTCGCCTTGGTGATTGCCTTCAGGATCAAATTAGCGCGGATCTCCCCCTTGATCGCATCGGGCAATGGCACGGCGCCCAAATCTTCGTCCTCGCGCCCTTCGGGGGTCTTTGCCTTCACGTGAACGATATAAATTCCATCGCTCAAATCCTGGCTGACAATCGCCAGGGATATGTTCTGGATTTTGCGCAGCTGATCGCAGGCATCACGTTTGGCATAAAGCTGCAGTCGGCCGTTGAGCGTGATGTAGTCGAAGGGTCGCGTCAGTGGATTGAGACCAAGGCTTTTGCAGACCGCATTGTAATAATCGACGCGCTCATGTTCGCTGAGCTTGGCGAGATCGCCCTTGATAAGGACTTGCTCCATAATCGCGCCCGCATCTGGCACTAGACTTTTTGCTGGCAGGCTCATGCTTTTTTCTCCCGATTGTAGCGCTGAAGTTGCAACAACTCGCTCACCTTGTACGGTACTCTCGCGACGATCGGCTCATAGCTATCGGACCCTGTAGCGTCTGCCGCCGAGGCTCACGTCCTCGATGTATTCGTCGTGGTCTTTCTGAACAGCGTCCGGTTGGTCGGTGTGATAGCCGAGGATATCGACGCCGAGTTCACAGCCGCGTGCGGCCACGAACTTATCCAGCTCGCGGTGCTCCTCAAGCGTCAGGCTCATCCAGCGCGTTAGCGGTATCCAATAGATCGGCTTGCTCATGCCGCGGTGCCGGGATCGATGGCTTCGTCGGTCGGCATTGGCGCCGTCTCGACATGTTTGCCGCCGTTCTTTTTGCGCGGCCGATGCGGCGGCATGGCCAGTTGACCCTCGAAACGGTCGAGTATCGCCTGGAAGTTGCTCAATACCGCGAGCACATCGCTGCGATCGGCGCGGGCCTGATCGCATTCGGCGCGATAGCTCGCCGCGTTGTTGCGCTCTGTCGCGAGCAGCAATTTCAGTTCTTCGATCTGGTGGCTGCGTTCCTCAAGGCCGGCGATAGCTTTGTGCAACTGTTCCTGGTGGCGCAATTGCTCCTGCTTTAACTGGTCTTGCAGGCCGGTGATTTGTTTCTGCGTGGCGTCGAATGCCTCGGCGGCACGCATCACGGCTTCACGGTGTTCAGGACTAGTCGTGCTCATGGTCATTTCCTCCCAGCCAGTCGTCATAAGAATAAATGCGACGGGCCGGTCGCCCACCACACCCATAAATCTAGAAGCGCGGTTCGGATCGGTGATCGCAGCAAGCCGATTAGCGTGGCACCGACGAGCGTCATTGCAAACAACCCCAAAATCACGACAGTTGCTTGGATAGCTTGTTCGCGCGGGCGCATTTGCACGCGGTTATCTATTTCATTTGGTGCTGCTGAAAATAGCGCTTGCTGCTGCCTTTGACCCTTCGACGCGCGCTCGATATTCGGCAAGCGTGACTTTTTCTTCGGGACGAAAGGATTGTTTATCGCAGTCCCACTCTTTGATTTTCCAAGTGCGTGTCATGGGGGTCTCTCCTGTTGAGAGACATTAATTCACGACACGTGAAATAGTCAAGGTCGCGGCCGCAATTATTTTCACTTAATGTGAATTGTGGGTTCCGGTTTTGTGCCAAGGGCGCCGTGCCCAGAACCAATAGGAAGCCCGCCTATGCGGGTTGCTATGGAATGCCCTTAGACAGCATCCACCAGGACAAACGCATCAGTGGCGCTTGGAATGGCGGCGAACGCGTCTCGTGATGGCTTCGGTCTCGGCCGCTCGGTTCGCTAGCGCGAGCTTTTCCCGCAAATTAGGATCAGGGACGCGGCCCACTTGGCCGTCATAGACCCATTCCATCGGAATTCCGTAGACATTCCACAGCTCGAGCGCCGCTTCCCAAATGATGACGTTCTTGCTGGCCGATTGTGACTTGTAATTCGACCAAGTGCTCGGATTGACGCCGCAAATGCGGGCCAATCTGCGTCCGACTTTCCGAGTACCTTTGGCAGCTTGCGCAGTCTTGCGATGATCTCGTCGCGGGTCCCCACCAACATAGCACATTTCACATCGGGTGAACTTTCCACCGCCGGAACGTGAATGTCGGCAATAGCCCTTGACGTTTTCATGTGACGTGAATTATCAATGCCTATGCCTCGTTTGGTCGATGAACTCGTCGATGTTTTGGGTGGCTCAGCCGCCACCGCCGAGATCGCCGGCGTCGGCATATCCGCGGTATCCAACTG